ATTTTAAACTTAAAATCAGAAGAATTATCACCTAGCACCCTTACTTTTATACCCCCAGCTTCAACAGCCCCATGACTTTGTCTTGGTGCCATATCTACATTTTTAGCATTTGCAACGCTATTTTTCATAGCATCGGCTTTACCTTGTTCGTAAAAGTGTTTTGCGACAGCATCTGCATTCATCGCTGTATATAGAGATTTATGATAACCTTTAGCATCTGATAATGTATTATTTTTATCTAAAAACTTTTTAGTAAAATTATTTATATCGCTCTGAGTGTTCTTAACCTCTTCAGCATTGTTTACATTAAACCTGTATTTTTTATCACCGACGTTATATTCAAAACCTTTGAACTTGTCATTAAAAACATTATCTGTTTTTTGCGTAAAAATATCAGAGTTCTTTTTAACTGTTTTTTGAGTTGCTTCTGACTCTTTGTTATATCTATTAAAGAAATCAACTGCTTTTTGCTGCTCACCCGTAAGTTTGCTTCCAGCTTTGATGTCTTCATAGTATTTGGACTTTTGCCCGTCCAGGTGGCTTTTAGCGTTCGCAACTTGCTCTTTTAACGCTAATTTTTTTCTTCTTATATCTATCTCCTCATCTTCTTCTTCATCCCAAGAAAATTTATCTTCTAGCATGAAGTTTATTTCTTCTGAATTTAAATGAGGTTTTGTTTGCTTGTAGTACTCGTAAAGTAAATCTGAATCTTCTAGTTTACTATAATCTTGATTAAGCTTTACGTAATCGTTTAAATCACCTCCAGTCTCTTCCATAAAGTCCATCAACTTTTGGATATTTTCTGGTAACGGTTTTCCTGTAGCTTCGGCTTCTGCTACAGCTTCTTCTATCTGCTCCTCAACCTCAGCAACTTCTTCTTCTGTAGATTCTTCAGTAATTTCTTCTAATACTGCAGCTTCTTGTGCTTCTTCTTCCGGTTGTACTTCTTCTTGTTCTTGTATGGGCTCGGCATCTTCAGACTCTGCAACCACTCCGCTGTCGTCAGCGTTATCTTCTTTAGTTTCATTTTCTTCTTTTGGTGTTGGTGGTTTACTTAAATCTACTTTTATCACACTGTCATCTTCAGCAGATTCAAATTTACTTTTATCAACTTTCACCACGTTTTCGTCACCTGGATCACCTTGATTATTTTTTGGTGTAGTCTCTTCGACTACGTTTTCTTTTTCTTCTTCCATAATATAATATAATAATAATTAATAAATTTATCTAGGGTCAAACGAACCTAAATCAAATCCTCCACCTAGTATATCATTACCTGCGGACTCAAAGTTTTTAGGTGGTTTTCCACTATTTCTTTGGTCAATCATCTCTGATTGTTGTGTAGCTTGTATTTTTGTTCTTTCGTCTTTACGATCTTCTTTTTCTTTTTCCCTGCTTTTCATACCATCAACCTCAACTCCTTTAAGTTGCATGTTATATTGAAACTCTAAAGCCATCAACTCTTTTTTATGCAATACTTCTTGTTGCATTTTTTGAGCTTCAATTTGAGCTTTCATTTGTTCTAGTTGAGCTTGGCCTTGTGCTAACGCTTGTTCTTTTTGTAATTCAACTTGAGCAGCAGCTTGAGCAGCTTGAGTATTAGCTTGAGCTTGCATTTGAATATTTTGTTGTTGAATAGCTTGGTCTTTTTCGCCTTTCTTTTTTCTACGTATTTTAAGAAGTTGATTAGCCATTTTAATATTCTTAATATCTCTAAGGTCTATAGCGTCTTCAAGTTCTATACTTTTTTGTTGTAGAGCCATTTGAATATTATTTTCTAAAATAGCTTTTTCTTCTTCGTCTGGCATTAAATCTATAAATATACCAAAATCGTATAAATGTAAACTTTGCATCTCTTCAAGAGTCGCAACATTATGAACTCCTATTGCCTGTATAAAAGCATCTTTAGTTGGAGAATACTCTATAATATCAGATATTCTAAGCGATAAACACTCTGCTGTTTCAGCTGTTAAATATAAACCGGCTTGTAATATATGTCTAGTTGCTGTATTACTATTTGCAGCCGCTAACTTCTGAACGCCTACTAAAGCGTTTTTATCTGGCATACTACCATCTCTAGCTTCGTTAAGCCCGGTTACATCTCTTATCATTTGTAAATAATAGTTGTAGTTACCTATAAGTGCTTGCATTTTATTTCCACCACTACCTGATGTAATTTCTTGAATAGGTACTTTACCTGGATTCATGTCACCTTCTGACGTAAAGCTCCTTCCTATTACGGATCCAGTTTGGAAGAACATATTTAAAGCTTCTTGTGGGTTGTAGTTTGTACCATTTCCTAAATCAACTTCAGCTAAACCATCAGCGTCTAAGTAAACACCATCTGGTACCATTCTAGCCATAACTTGTTGTAACTTCAAGTGTGTCAACTGAATCATATCAGCAAAACCAGTTATACGCTTAACTAGTGAGTCTATCTTACCGTTGTACATTCTAGGCGCAACTATAGCATAATTCATTTTTACTTTAGTAAAATCACTTTTAGGTCTCATCATATTTTTTGACATTTCCCACCTAAGTAATTTATCAGTACCTAATATCATCGCTCCATCATAAAGACACTCAATAGATCTTAGCATTCTAGTATAACCACCTTCTTTATCTTGTGGTGGATTAAACGAATCATCTTTAGGTATTATTTTATCAGCACCAGTCGCTGTTTCTTTTACTTTATATACCTCATTCATGTAGGTCTTGTAATTAAAGTATAAAACCTGAATAGTATTATTATCTTCTTTATCTTCGCTATGCCTAGAATTATAGTTTGATCTGTTATAAGATTTATTCTTCATTATATCCTCAAGATCACTTTCTGTTAAATGTGGAAATTGTTTTGCCAACTCATTAACAGGTATACTTTTCGCTTCACCAACATAATATATATCATCAAAATATGGGGACTCAGTGTAAGAATAAACAAGATTTGCTGGATCAACATAATCTACAACAACACCTTCAGATGTATTAAACGAAGTTTTAACAGCACCTATACCTAAAACTGTCAAATCATAATAGAATTGCTTTTTAATAAGTTCGTACTTATTACCTTCAAACAAAGTATTTATAGCCTGTTCTTCAGCTATTTCAACAGATTGTTTGTATGTTAGCTGCATGTGAAGCTCTAGCTCCTCAATAGTTTCTGGTAATTTTTCAATATCATTTTCAGCTGTTGATATACCAAAGTTTTCTTTTGCAAAAGCATCTAACTCTTTAGTACGCATGTCAGCTAATATAGACTCCATGTAATCTGTACGTTTCGCTACACCATATGGATCTTGAGAGTAAGCTTTTACGTCATAAGTTCTTTCAGCAATACCGTTAACAACTATATCTACAAACTTAGATATAATAGGTACAGGCTTCCAGTCTAAATTAAGATAGGACAAATCACCATTTATAGATAACTCATCCTTATATTTTTGTATTGATTGCTCACCTCTGGCGTACAACCTCAAACTATGAAAATCATTTTTATTAGTTCTATATCTATTAGAACCTCTATCATTATTAAACCACTCTTGCTCTATTGCTTTACCTACTTTCAAACCATAATCGTAGCTTAGCTTTTCAGCATCACTAACTGTTTGACTCGGGAAATAACTTCTAATGCCAGACTCTGCCATATTTATTATTTGATTATTTGTGAATTTGTTCCAGTATTACTATACTTAGAAATGTTTATATTTAACGGTTGTTTTTCAACCTTTGCATTTGGCGTGTATAAATGTCTATTGTTAGCCATTATAGCCAAACCAGAACTTATAGACGCATCAAACTTTGTTCTTTTGTTTATATCAAACCTACTCCAGTCGTTTAAAAGATCGTTAAAATATAAATCTCCAAACGTTCCATCTTGCTTCATACCTACGTGATCTTGTATATACATTTCAATTGCGGCGGCATGTGCTTGTTTTATATCTTCGCTAGAGTTAGGTATACCACCTACTTCTTTTTCTGCAACGGACAGCTTGTTCCATATCTTGTCAGGTCTATTCATACTAAACCCTCTATATCCTCTACGTCTCAGGTAGTACAAGAGACGAGGTTTATTGTTCTCTGCGAGTATAGGCATCCCGTAAAATACTAAAGCCATTAGAACGTCCTCAAAGAACATCTCGGCTGTTGGTGGTCTTGATAAGTATTCTAAAAAGAAACTGTTCGCTGGAGCATCTTCCATGCTAAACCTAGTTAAGCCGTGTAAAGCTCCTTTAGAACCTTCACCATCTACTGTTCCTGATATATCATAACTATCACAACCAAAAGCACCCATGTGTTCGTTGCCTGGATATTTAATACCATTTTTAAGTATTACTCTGTTTTGTATCTGTGATGGTGGTACCCAGCTTACTTTAAACCTACCTTTAGGATCTGGATAAAATATTACTTGTGAATCCTTTATGCCGTTAACCCATTGGAAATTACCTTTAGTTATACCTAGTGTTCTAGACATCTCTTCGTTATAATCTATCTGTTCGTATATTTTTACTAAATTAAATATACTGTTTTTTGTTTCATCTCTAAACGCATGCTCAGTTGTTCTTGGAAACTGACGGTAGAATTCATTTAAAGCATCTTGATCATCTTTTAAACCATCTACTTCGTTTTGCCAGTTATCTATTACACCTACATCTATTAGTTCACCGTCTGGAGCGAACACGTCGATATCAGGAGTAGTGAAAACTGGAATTCCGTGCTCGTCAATAAATCCTTCGTAGTTCCATTCCATTGGGATAAACAAAGAGTATAAACCAGATTTTGTTTGACCGTTTCTATTTCTTCTAGTGACATCTGATGCATTGTATAATTTTTTAAAGTTATCGCCTCCTTTATCTAAAGCGTTTGATGTTGAACCCATCATACACTTACCTATAATTCTACTACCTAATCTTAAACATGTTTTTGTAACACGCCAGTTGTTTAATATATTATCAGGTCTTTCCCACTTACCACTTTCATCATGTACTAATAACGCTAGCT